GGTATCAAATGACGTCAGGAATGCTCGAACGCTCTCAGGTTGTTTCAAACATATATTCGGGCTACTACCAAGATGGAAAACCTAGCGTTGTTGCCGAAGCTGATTCTAGATATCAGCAAAACCTTTCTGCGTGGCAATTATTCTTTTACGAGCAATTAATTGACCGTAAAGTATATCTCGGCGACCAACGTTATCTAAATCTCTATTCAGGTCTAAACTATGAGCATCAGAAATATATCTTTAATGCAGCCATGCCGGTGGTTAACATGGTATGCGGCAGGCAAAGACAACATCGCAAGGCAACACAATTACTTCCTGTTCATGGATCCAGTGCCAAGACATCATCCCAAGCCACTAAATGCTTACAATCGGCCTATACTAACGACGACACATACAACACAATAAGCAATTGTTTCAAAGAAGCAGCTGGCATCACAGGATTAAGCTTAATGCATTCCTGGATAGATTACAGACGAGATCCCATTTGTGGTGATTTAAAAACAGAATGTTACAGTGCTGACATGATAATGATGGATGCATTCTGGCGTGAGATGGATCTTTCCGATTGTCAGTTTATCCGCACACGTAAATATCTGCATAAAGAGCAAGTGAAGCAAATGTTGCCAGGTAGAGAGAGAGACATTGATCTATTGAATGATCAGGCTTACTTCGATACCAAGTTTACATTTATGCCTCAACAGTATAATATCAGGCGTAAAGGCTTTTTAGCCTATGACGAATATTGGCATTTAGCTGAGCGTATGGGCACATTCATTGTCGATCCAAACACTTATGAGTCAACCGAGGTTGATTTTAATAAGGAAGAGATGGATCGATTGAAAGCCCAATTTCCACACATTGTTATAGTAAAAGAGAAGGTGCCCACTGTACATCTTGCGATTATTGTTAATAACACCTGTTTCTATGATGGTCCGAATCCTCTCGGTGTTGATTTCTATCCCTTTACTCCTTTTGTGGGGTATCATGATCTTGCTAACAATAACTATAGCTATCGTTATCAGGGAATTATTAGGAATATACGTGATCCTCAATATCTATACAATTACCGAAAACAATTAGAGATGGACTTATTGGCAGCTCAGTTCAGTGGAGTTGACATTGAGGAAGATGCTCTCATCGATGATGGGGATGCCTTCAAAGTGGGTCCGGGTAAAGTACGATTCTTCAAAAAAGGTCGTCTTCAAGCTATTGCTGATAAGCCAGGTGCTAATATTAATCCTGCTAATTTTAATGTTACTCAATTCTTAAAAGAGGATATTCAATCAAATGCAGGTGTTACAGCGGAATTACTGGGACAAGCTGAAGATTCGGACGTCGGTATCACAGAACAACTTCGCCAGGGGGCTGCACTTACAACACTTCAGGAACTCTTTGACAATCTTGACCTTTCTCAGCGAAATGCCGGTCGACTGCATTGGGCCCTTATTCAGAAGAATTATACCCTCGGTAAAATTAGACGAATGATTGAAGAGGAGCCTACCAATGAGTTTAGAGACAAATCCTTCCAGAGGTACGATGCTGTGGTCACGAATGCACCACTCACTGCAACGACTAAACAGCTGGCTTATCTCCAAAAATATAGTTTGTGGAAGGATGGCTTGCCTATCCCTCCTGCTATGTTACTTGCAGATCTTACAATTCAGGACAAAGATAAACTCATCGAAGCTATCGAAGCGACTCAGAAACAGGAACAGCAACAACAGCAGCAGATGGCTCAATTGCAGATGGAAAACCAGCGTATCGTCAATGAAAGCTTGCAATCGAAAGCGATGAGTGATAGAAGTTTGGCTAATGAAAGAGAGCAAAAAGGACGCTTAGAGCAGGTACAGATTGAAACAGCATACAACAAATCGAAACACGAACTTGCATCAGCTACTCTCAACACTGTTAAAGCAGCGCATGAGATAGATTCTATGAAGGTAGAGGACTTTGTTAAGGTTTTTACCCTCATAAAAGATATACAACAGGGTGAACAACAAGAAACAAAACAAAAAGAGGGTAAAACCAATGGGCCACAGTCATAAAAATACATCCATGGGTGGACGTGAAGGTCACGGAAACTCAGGTGCTGATTACTCTAAGATCAAAGAAAACATTGATCCAAAGCCACCAGCAGGAGCATCAAACTCATATGAGAAGATTCGCGAGAAAATCGATCGTCATGACGATTCTTCATTAGCGAAGAAGCCGTATACTCGTGAAAAAATGATGAATAAATAAATCAATTAGGGTGCGTCTTCGGACGTTGCCCTTATGTAAAGCCGCTTTACAAGGATAAACTATGCCAAATATCAAAATAATTCCAGGTGCGAAGAAACCATTCGTACCTAAAAACAAAGATTTAAGTGATACAAGACCTCGTTTTACACCACCAGGTGGTAAGCCTCCATTGCCTTTGCAAGAGTCTTATAATAGACAAGGTACAGATGGAGCTAAATCTAACAAGAAAAACGTAGGTTAATATGAAAGAATTTCATGAATTAGGGAAAAAACAAAAACATAAAGCTATGAAAGAAGCTAAATTAACCCGTAGGGCAAACGCAAAAGAAAAAGGTCCGCACGAATTATCTGCTCAAAAGATGAGGGAAAAGGCTTATGCGCACATGAAGAAGCATGGTGGTTAAATGACAATGATACCCCCAAAGATCAAGAAGCTTCCGATGCTTCATAAACCTAATGGCTATGTGAAAACACCTGAGCAAGGATCTACTCATTCGAATAGATCCCTTGGAATTGGTGCGTCAAAGATGGTGCGCTAATCTATGGTGAAGGGGAGCGATAAGAATTACGGACAGCTCATGCAAGAGGCTGCCAAGAAGACAGAAAGTCAATCTGTGGGTGAAACCATGGAAGCTCTCATGGCGAAGTTTCAATCTGTCATTGAAGAATGCGTTAATAAAGAGTATGAAAGAGGTACAAGAGGCAAGTATTATATCCACATCTGGGTACAAAAGGAGCCATATGCACAAAATGCTTTACGTATATATCCACAATGTCGCCGTACGCGCCCAAGTCCTTATCAAGGCCATGATCACTATCTTTGGTCCGTAGAACATGATAGCAAGGTCACATTTGAGTGGTGCATCCCTAAGAAAGAAGTGCTCACTTATATCCTCAAACATCCCAATGAATTCGATGCTAGTTATGTGAACATGCTTCGCAAATATTCTAAAGATAAGATTGAAGATATTTCGGATTATCTCGTTGATGGGAAAATAGCCTAGCATTGTGCTAAGCTATTTTTAAACTTCCTCAAATGGATTTTAGGTCTTTCGAATTTTAGAGTTTTTTTTTTATCTTTCGCATTTCTATTATAAATTTTTTCGACTAAATTTTCATATATGGCGTTGGTACTTTTATATTTGCAAGTATCTATCAATACTTCTCTATATATATCAATTTTATGTAAAAAAATATCTTGATTATAAGCCCCATGTTCGTCATCTTCCTTTATGTCCATGATTTTCCAAACAGCATCGGAAAAAGATCTTGAGATATCAAATTTAACAATTTTTTGACAAGCATATCTAATTTCAGCGAATAATTCAAATTTATTTTTCAACTTTTCTTTGTCTTTTGTAATACGAAGATCGCCCATTCTAAAAGCTATAAATGATTTTCTCATATCGGTATGACATATTTGTATAACAAAATGTGGTGGTAATTTAAATTCATGAATACATTCATATACAAATTTATAATCATCATTATGATCTTTATAAAAATGCAAAAATTCCTCTAATTTCCATGGTCGTTGTACTTGACATAAAGGTATATGCTGTTCGTCAAGATCTTCAATAATTGTAAAGTAAATTGGTAATTTTAATTCAGCTGCTGCCCGTAATCTATGTTGCCCATCTATCACTTTTTTATCTTTTGTGACAAGAATAGGGTGACTTTCTAGCATATTCTTTTTTTTAATAGATTCGATCAATTTTTCAGGATGAACTTTTCTATTACTTTTAAAATTTGTGAATTGCGTATAATTGGTGGTTTTTTGTATAATGGACATGAAGATACCTTTGTTAAGTTTTAAATTCGCAATTTAATCTTAGCAGGGTGTCTTTTTTTATACAATGAAATCCTAAGATTTTTTTCTGCTCAATTTAATTTACCTAGGAATATGAATGAAAAAAAATCCCAATAAAATAACGAAAGAACTTTTAGAAACAGCCAAGGGCATGCACAAAGTTGGTGTTCTTGACGATAAGATTCACGAGAAAATAAAAAAACGAAAACCAATACAGATAACCGCTGATCCTGAAATACCTATCAATGAGCAACTCGAAGACATACGTCATGAGCTTTGGCATCTTGTTGAGGAAGTTAATGGATTAAGAGGAATGCATGAATTAATTGTCACAGAAGAGAAAAACATAAGAATCGCTGTTGAAATTCCTTATGACATGATTTTGTGGCTACTTTCTGATAAAAATCAAGAAAAAGTTAGGGAGTTGATGAGTCATATTCCTTTTGAAGAGATGAAGAAAAGATTAGGCATTAAGAAAAAGGAGAAGAAGAGTGAAAAGTAATTGGGTTTGGAATCCTGAAAATCAAGAATGGGTTAATCTAGATAAATTTGTTTATATATATTGTGAGTGTGTAAATGGAATATGTTCAGTTTATGGTGAAAGTTTAGATACTAGTCATAGAAAATAT